CTTGGGGTGAACTGTTCCGAAGAACTTATTTTAACTTTTGTGTTAAAATAACCATTAAAAAGTACTTTGTTACTTTCTCCGGTTTCGTGTAAAGTCCCTAGTGATAGGGGTTGCTTTATTCCAGTTTTGGAGAGTAAATTGTAGTTACAATTTGCTTACTAGTCTTAATCTTTTTATTGATTAAGAAGAGCTTGCTCATTATAATTCCTAAAGATTAATCTTTAGGTCCGATAGTTTACTATCTAAGACTTCCACTTTAAATCCATATGAAAAATATTCATGTAAAAGTTTTAAAAAGACTTTTAACATTATTATTTCCTCATATTGAGTTAAAATTCTTTAGACTCTTTGTCTCTAATTTATTTAAATGAATTAAAGATTGAGGTATAATCCATACTATTAAGTATTATAAACAGATGCGTCTACATTGTACAAGGTACATATGTGGGCAACCTCTATTGAATAATACTATGAGTATCGGATTAACTAAAGATGGATGACCAAAAAAGCTTATTTTTCTTAAGCAATTTGTTGATAATTATTCGGTTTCAAATTTAAAATTTGTTTTAACAATTTTAAATTTCTCACGATCTTTTATATTAAATAAAAGTGAATGAGATAAGATTGAACCGAATTTCTCTAGTATTACTGATCCCCCTAAAGGGAAACATATAATACCTGGAGGATTTATCAATAAATTTGTTAAGAAACATTCATTGAAACGAAATCCACCTGTTTTCTCAAAAGCATTATTATACTTATCAATGAAAGCGGGACCTGATGGTCCTGCAACATTGACATCTTATCATAATCTATTACAATATAGTTATGAAGAGATGCAAAGTATTTTTAATATTACTGATGAAAATGGAGCAGATTTCTTTTCAAGATCCTACAAATACGCATGGGATAATAACTTATATGCCAAAAAGTCAAAGACTAATGGCGTTTTAAGTTATGTAAAAGATCCTGAAGCAAAATTGAGGATAATAGCCATTTCTGACTATTATACTCAACTATTTTTGAAACCAATCCATAACATAATTTTGTTTATGTTAAGGGGAAGTTTCAAGATTTGTGACAGAACTTTTACTCAAGATCCAATGCATAGATGAGAGGAGAATGATCACTCGTTTTGATCCTTAGACTTGTCTAGTGCAACTGATCGATTTCCTATTGATTTACAACGTCGGCTATTAGTTAGAATTTTTAATGAAAAATTCGCTCATAGTTGATGTTATTTATTATCTAATAGGAAATTTACTACACCAAATGGTGGCATTGTTAAATATTTAACAGGCCAACCAATGGGTACTTACTCTTCCTGGGCTGTTTTTACTTTAACACACCATCTAGTTGTGCACTATTGTGCCCATCTAGAAGGTTATGAAGATTTTGACCAATATATTATATTAGGTGACGATATCGTTATAAAAAATGATAAAGTTGCCAATAGATATATTAAGGTTATTACTTCATTAGGTGTTGAAGTATCTTTAAACAAAACACATGTATCAAAAGATACATATGAATTTGCTAAAAGATGAATAAAACCATTTTCAAGAACGGAGATTACAGGTATACCTTTAAAAGGAATAATCTTAAATTTTAAAAATCCAC